CCGCGTCTTTTTCAATGATGTGGGTTCCCTCCAAACTCAACTCCTGGACCGTTCGAATGAATGGGACTGTGCCGCCACATCGGCGTACCGCAACGTGTTGCGGCACGTACGTGTGCCCGCACTAGACCTGGACAAGTATGAGAGCAACCCTCATTGTTATGGCGCGGCGTCTCGAGATGCTGCTCGCATCGTCGAGAACCGTATCCTGGATGATACGGGTATGATCGGTTTCTACCTTCAGCCTGCTGGAGCGGAATCGGGGAGCCTGGGTAGAAGAGTGTATTATGACATCAAAGACCTGGTTATCGGATGGAAGAATGATCCGGTGCCAGCTGATGGCTTGATGATCGTGAATGACACAGACTGGTTCCTTAACATGCCTTTAGAGTTACGTACGGTCATTCGCCCGTGGCTGGTGTACACCATTGTGCCAACAGTCGCGGGTGGGTCAAACAAAGAGCACGTGTATCAATTCACACCCCTTGGCGAATTCAAGGAGGCTTGGAGTAGTGGGCTTAGGCCTACGCACAAACTCTGGGATTACTCCTTGGACACTTTAGTAACCAGTGGGTGGACTTGGTTGGGCAGTGAGGCTTTAGTCAAGCCAGCCCCGCGAAGTGGAAAAACGTTTGGTTGCTTACCCCGCAGACATGGCGGCGGTAGGCAGCTGGGCATGCCGAGCTTGCCCTCTTATCGCACTGTTGTTTACAGTGTTGATAAGATAGCCATTTCACCTAGCCGCGCAATCATTGCTCTAACGCCTATGGCGTTGCACGTTGGGTACCTGCACAGTTTGCTATACTGTGGGCTGAGTGGTGATAAGTTGAGACGTCTTGACTGCTTGGAGTCTGGGTACTTCGAGGGTGTTAAACACACTTTCGCAGTGCTCAGTTATCTTAGCGTCGAAGAAAACACCAGACTGGTTTCTATCGCCAATGTCAACTCATTCCCTGATGTCGCGTGCACAGTTTCTGCGGAGTTCGTTTCGCAGGTTTGTGCCCGTATGACTGACACCCCTAAGAAGGCATCGGTGATCTACGATGCCACCATCAAAGGGTTGTACCGGGCAGCTTACCCGGACCGAAAGGTCTTGCCAAGCAACATCCATGTGTTAAGACTGTATGCCCTATGCCGTATTAATGGGGCTAACACATTGGTGGATCAGCCACCAGCCCCCGTGCGTGAATATCGCCCAATCACCACCACAGGGACAGATGACGATGAAATTGGGTCAGGCTTGCGATCGTATATGCCTGCTTTATTGGACGGAACCTTTGGCGCTACCCGTGGTACAGGGAATGCGTACGTCACATTGAAGGAAAGGCTGGCTGTGCCGCAAACACACTCAGCCGAGCACCGCGCGACTCCCTCAGACTATAGGCATATGCTTGAGTTCGTTGATATGCTGGTGGAGAGAATACACCTTGTGAATGGCGATTTGGAAGCATGGACGGCTGACCAGATTTTGGCTCATACGCAAGGACCCACCAAAATAAAATCTGTTCACGAGTCCGCAGACCAACCCATACCACCGGTCATCACTGGTCCCCGTACCATAGCCGCCTTCGCTAAGGTTGAAGCTTATGGTAACAGTGATGACGTGGTCAAACTCAAACCCGCAAGGTTAGTGTGTAAGGCTGAGCCGGAGATGCGCAATTCCATGGCGTCCCTGGCTTTACCACTGGCAGCCGCTTTGAAAGCCACCTTCAAGAGTTATGCACCTGGCAAAAACCCAGGTGAGATGGCTGAGCTCTTGATGAACGTGTGTGTGGGTGCCGCATTCGTAGCATGCGTTGATTTCGTATACTACGACGGGCACCGTAATGAGCTCGCAAGAGCCTTGGAGAAGGCTCTGTTCCACAAATGTTTCCCGAACGACGCAAACTTGGTGACTGAGGTTGTAAAACTGTTAGTTAAGAACATCATCAAGTTCCGGAACGGCGTTCGGGCTCAACAAGCTCAAGCCCTTTGACACTGGCGTGTACATAACCACTGTCGCAAACACCGTCTTCAATATGCTCATCACATATTTAGGACACATCGAGGCTGGGTTCGAAGCAGCCGATGCGTTTGAATGCGTCATCGAGAAAGCCGCCTTTTATGGCGACGACAATGCGGTTCGTGAACTTCCGCACGTGGCTTACTCAAAGCTGTGTTCTCGATTGGGTCTAAAAATTAAGTTACAAATCATCCCGTTTGGTGAACCCGGGGTGAATTTTGTGGGGCGTGTCGCCCCACGTGATATCTGGTTTGGCAATGATGGCACGACTTGTGACATCCTTCGCCAGCTTGGTAAGCTGCATATCACGAAGGCACCACCATCCGTTCCAAACGCGGTGGTTGCTATAGACAAATGCGTAGCCATAATGCAGAGTGATCCAACCACTCCACTCATTGGACAATTCGCCCGCAAGGTTCTTCTTGCCGCCGGATTGAGTGATGGCGACGCGCGTAAGGCTTATTCCGAACGCAAAGGCGTCCCTTGGGCCGGTTACGCTCCTTTAGCCGGTGATTGGCCAGTCGTGTCTACGGCTGGCCTTGAGGAGTTACTAGTCATGTCAGGTGTTGAGGAGATGACGCGCTTGATGGCCAAATGGCTGGAGTACGTACCTAAAGGTGGGGCCCTAACCCGTTACGCCGGGTTGAAGGTGGATTTGAAAGCCGTTGATGATTTATTGTCAAAGGTGCCAACCTTCAAAAGGTCCGAAGCTGGGGAGTTGGTCTTGTCGAATGGAGTTAGTGTGTTGACGGCGGTTGTGGACGACGCAGTTAATGAGGTTATGGTTGGTGACACACCCATTAGTGCTGAGGACATCCTGGAGTTAGCAGGAGAGAATTCAGCACGTGAGTGGCACAAATTGTCGGGAGGAGACACAGCGGTGGCTGACACTGAAAGGAAGAAAGTTCCCGCTGCAAACACCCGGCAAACCAGACCCCGCAAAGCCCCAAAAGACACTGGGGCTGGTGTTGGAGCAAACGCCAGCCCTGGGGTTGCCAAGCCCTAGTTTGCTCAAACCTGTTGGTCGACAGGGAACCAAAACGCCCCGGGGCTGGCCGCCCCGTTAGAATAAAAAGCTGCATGTCTAAGCGACGTGCTCCCAAACGACAAGTGCAACCAAGACGTAATGCGCGCCAAATGGCCTTCTCAAGTTCCGAGGGGTCAAATGCTGC